ATGGACCAGCTTGCCTGGACAAGAGGGGCTCCCGGGCTTCCCCAAGAATTTGAGACGAAAATTTGATTATTAACTCTAGAACCGCCTTGTCTGATAATATGCGTCTTTGCTTGATCAGGGCGAATATCAGCTCTAGGATATTTTACACTTGTTAATGTTGCCATAGTTTATTTTTATATTATAACAATATAAAAATAAAAAAAAAAATAATTTTTTTTAAAAGAATTTATATAATTTTTTTCTAAAAATTAACTCCAGTATTAACAATATTTTGTAAATCAATAACTCTTCTTTTAGTGAATCTTAATTTAATATTCGCTCTTTTTCCCGGAGGAAGAATTAACGTCTCACTGAACCCATCTTCACTAAACCATCTTACTTTTACATCAATTTGTCTCATTTCATAATTACTAACCAAATCCGCTATACGTATAGCACCTAACGGGGTATAAGTAAGGTCTAGAGGTCGGTTGTTATCAGGATTAACAATAAAATCAGAAATAACAGAAATAGTAACATTATTTTGAGTACCTATTAATTCTTTATTAATAGGAATACTTGCAGTTTCTAGTAAAATCCTGTTTAATTTACCCCAATTAGAAAGTCCTTGATTTGTTTGTTCTTCCATTTTATAATATTTTAATCCATTTTTGATAAAAGAATTTGTGTATGTATCTTGAATTAAGAATTGTACTCTTGATGTTGTAAGATAAAAGCTTCTAATCGAAGAAAAGAAAGTTGCTAACTCACGGTTCATTATAATGCGTATAGGATTAGGTAAATTACTAAGATAAGTTTCTTCTGCATTTATTGACAAAAAACTGTCTCTTAGCGTAACAAATGGTGCTGTTATAGCTGGTAATGATGGTTCTAATAACTTTAATTCGTCAAAGGCTTTTTGAAAAGCCTCATTAAAAGATTGAAGCATTGCTTGATAACTATAAACAGGTTGCTTTGATACAATAGGAGGACCTTCCCCTTCTGGAACATACTCTAATAATACTAGCACAGAAGTACCGTTGTAATCAAGAATAATTTTATAATCGCCTTCTTGCTCAAAGTTAAATAATGGAACACTAAATAATGGCATTGTAAAACTATCTACATTGATAACATAGTCAGAAGGATTAGTAAGTATTTTCTCTACTCTTGTTGTATTGAATTGGGCTGGTGTATTACCATCTCCTCCACCTATATTTATATTGTAGTATTGATAATTTTCATAAACATCTCTATCAATTATTGACATTCTTTATAATTAAACAATATAATTATTCGTCAAGATTTAAACGAAGTGCTATCTTTTTCTGGAAAAGTAATTTCACACTAGCGGTCGTATCTTTATTAATAAATAAGGGAAATGTTTCCCCTGTTTTTGATTCCCATCTTATTTCACAGTCAATCTGTGTCAGAGGATAACTACTAATTAAACTATAATATCTCAACGGACCCTGAGGAAAATAACTAATCACAGCTTTATCAGCTACACCAGTAACATTCAAGTCAAAAAATACCCTACGTGTTACATCATCTTGTGTAGGTTGTAGCTCAGGCACTACAGGTATAGAATTACTCAAAAATATTATTTTTTGTAATTCTACGAAAAGCTCCAATGTTGGCTGAGATTGTGTCATTTTGTAATAAGGCTTACTATTAAACGTTACTTCATTATCAAATGTATCTTGAATAATAATACGGGTCTCATCATCTGAAACATAGTAATCTTGAAGATTAGCATAAAATTCAAAAACTTTAGAAGAAAAATAAACTTCAATATAATTCCCTGCTCCTAATTTTGTATTATATCCTGCTATCTCACCATTAAAACTAAACAGCTGGGATGGGGCATCATAAGTCATAAACGGAGCATCAAAACCAGCTAATGCAGGAACCAAAGCATCTAGATCTGTTTTAGCGTCTTTAAGAGCAATATTGAGACTTTCAGTAATTTCTGAATAATCATATACTGGTAATTTATTATATCTCTCATAGACATTAACAAAAGATACTGGAATATAAACCAAATCTTTTTGAACTTCTGTATTACCATACTTCAATTTGACATAGAAATTCGTTTCAGGGAAGAATAACAATGGAATATTAAAGGATGGAATATATGCTCTGACACAAGCTAGCTCATAATCACTAGGTTTGTCAAGGATTGGTACGGTACGGTTTTCTGAGAATTTTAATTCCTTTTCTTCTTCATCAGCATTTCTTATAATAATATTGTAATAGATGTTATCCTGCGTATCACTATTTTGGTTCTTCATACCAGAATAAATTTGATTCGCTGTTTTGAGTAAATCACGATGATTTCTATTGTGCGTTGAATTCATTTTATTAATACTAAATATAAAATTATTTTAATTTTAACTAGTAAATAATAAAGTCATTGCACTGACCATAAAATCAGGGTCATAACATTTAGTATTTCTTAGCATATTATAAAATTCTTTTAGAGGAATATTTCTAAATCTTATTCTTAAAGCGCTGAATCTCCCGCATGTATTAACATCTTTCTTATTTTTTTGTAATGGAACTTTATTTTCTATTAAATCATATTCAGATTGCTCAATAAGATGTGATAAATGTGCTACTTTAGTACCTTCATGTCTTCGTATTTGATATGGACTAAATTCAATTTCACTATCCATAGAAATACCATAAGGATCAAAAAATTCAATCGTATTTTCATTAACTTTAAATACCGCTACCCAATGTCCAAAATTTTCCTCATGTTGATAAAGAATTACTGCTGCACCATGCTCACCTAGGGCTTGGTCAATTGTTTTATAATTTTCTAATTCTTGATAGGCAAAAACTTTACATTTGTTTTCTGTTATCTTTAAAATATCAGAATCTGATAAAGAAACTTTTTCTGAATTCTTAATTAAAGTATCAATACTATTAATGTATTTCATTTTATTATAAAACAATATTTTTAGGAATTATCTTTATTATAATAAATAAAAAATATACTTATACCGGGATTATTATAAAAATAACTAGAAATAGTCGCCTGCCTTATTGCAGTAATATTTACTTTATAAAGTTTTCTGCAATAAGGCAGGACCCATTACCTTCTAAACAAACCTTGAATCTCATTTTGTATTTTGTCAAGGTAGGGATACAAACAAATTTTTAAAAAACTTTTAATCGTCTTTGAATGGATCATAGAGATAAGTGTGCTTAGCAGACAGAACAAACATAGGGTTAAAGAAAGTCCTGAGTATTGGGCTTGGCATATCTTATGGACTTGAAAAAAAAATAAATTTAATTTAAAGTAATAAAAAGGAAAATAAAGGAGATGGTAAACTACGATAAATCAACAATTTATAAACTATGCTGTAAAGACCCTGAGATAACCGATATTTATGTTGGGAGTACTACTAACTTTTCACGGCGAAAGTCTCGGCATAAACAACGTTGTAATAATGAAAATAGTGATAAATATTACTATAAAGTATACAAAACTATCCGTGAATATGGAGGATGGTCTAACTGGGATATGGTTGAAATTGAAAAATATTGTTCTACTGATAAAAAGGACTTACATTCTCGTGAAAGATTTTGGCTTGAGGAATTGGGTGCTACTCTGAACAAGATAATACCCACTCAAAGTAAGGCTGAATATCGTGCTAAAAATAAAGAAAAGATTGTTGAATATAATGCTAAATATCGTGCTAAAAATAAAGATAAGATTGCTGAACAAAAAGCTGAATATCGTGCTAAAAATAAAGATAAAATTGCTGAATATCGTGCTAAAAATAAAGATAAAATTGCTGAATATAATGCTAAATATTATGATAAAAATAAAGATAAGATTGCTGAAAGAGACGCTGAATATTATGCTAAAAATAAAGAAAAATATATTGAACAATTTGCTGAACGGTATGCTAAAAATAAAGAAAAATTGTCAGAAAAAGTTGAATGTGGATGTGGCTCAGAAATTCGAAAAGATAATTTATCAAGACACCGTAAATCCAAAAAACATCAGAAATGGGTTGAACAAAATTCAGAATCATGATTTTAAAACTTTAGAATAAGTTTTAAAACTAATCTTCACTAAACTGATCGTAGATGTATACTTCTTTAGCACTCAAAACAAACATAGGACATGTTCTATATAACGTAATCCACCTCGAAGTCTTACTAAGGCTCAGAATTTTCTTTATACTTTGAGGGGACATGCCTACTTTGCGTTTAAGATATTCTCTGATACCATACAATCCGCCAGCAAAAGCAGGAAAAATAGTTACTGCTGTTGCTTCGTTCTGAATAGTTCGTGTTTGGCGATAATTTGATAAGATATGAGATGTTGTAATAATCGTTAAGTTTTTGTGACGAGCAATTTCCAGCATACTCTCAAGTAGACAAAACACAAGCACCCTTAACTTTGGGGGATTCAATTTAAAAGTATCATCAAAAATCAAGATACTCCCCTCAACGAAGTCGTCCAATCCAAGAGGTTCTGTAAGTATCTCATTTTCATCAATTTCATCCAGTACTCTGATAATATTCGGCCCTATTAAGGCGTCATCGTCTAGAATAGGGTCATGTTCAACGCTTGAAAAGATGTAGATAGGCACATCTCTATTTCCTTTTTGTTTAAGAAATTGTCTCAGCCATTTTGCTAAATAGGTACTTTTACCGCTGCCACTAGCACCAGAGATGTATAGTCTCTCGATTTGCTCTTTAGCGTGAAATGGTACTGGCTGAAACTGACTTCTTCCCTCAAGTTTAATTTCTGTATCACCCGAATCGTCATCACACAAAAATAAAAATTTTTTGTCAAGTTCACCGCCTTGTACCACAGCGACTTTTCTGCAATGTGGATTATTCTTAGCGTAATCTTTAGATTTAATTTTAAAACTCATTGTTTTATTTATACTAAATATTTTTATTATCTTATCTTATAATAAAGTAATATGTCAAAATCATCTCAAGTACATACTTTAGGTACATTAATAGAGCCTATTTATAAAATAAGAGGTACTGTTCCAGCACCATTATTACAGAATTATAATATTCAAACTCAGGGTGTAGAGCAACAGGCTAGAGACCTAGGATTTGATGCAGCTTTATTTAAATCTACTGCAGAAGAATATTTAGAGCAAGCAAGAAAAAAAGGTATAACACATATGCAAAAAGCTAAGTTACAAGGTGTTCCTAATAATGCCTACTATAATCTATATAAAAATACTAATTCTGGACCTACTAATTATAATTGGAGTACAACTCCTATGAAGAATTTGCAGGAGAGTACTAGCACAATTCCGTTTAAATACGCAGAATCATGGCCTTTAACAGATAAAGAAACTCGTTCTGATTATCGTACTAGCATGGGGCAGAAAATGATTGATGCTAATTCAAAATTAAGACAAGTTAGATTATATTAAATATATTGAAAATAATCTTACTTTATAATATATTGATATATTATAAAATAATGAGTCTCAATCAATTAGTTAACTCAGAAAATGAATCAAAACAGGATATTTATGTTAATGAAGTGATTTCAGATCAAATCACAACAGGTTTAATTAACGTTTCTACCCTTCAATTTTCAACTTCGAATAGTGATATCATTAATTTATCCTCATTACCTGGGTATGGTTCTGCAGGTCAATTAATGACAGCCGTGGGTAACGGCGATGTGACTTGGTCTAATGGTGGTGGCGGAGGAGGTGGTGTAAACTATAGCGGTAGTCTTCCCGCAAATGTAGGCTCAATAAGTTTAATAAATGCCACGGATGGTTCCCTTATAACAGACAGTAACGTCACAGAAACAACTGTATTAGATAATGAAACTAGATCTACCACAAATCAAAGTAATATTTTAACGAATACAAATAATATCAGTACGAATACCAGTAACATTAGCATTAATTCTAGCAATATTTCTAGCAATCTAACTAAGATAAACACTAATACCTCAAACATATCTCAGAATCTCGCTAAAATAAACCAAAACACAATAGATATTAATACCAACCAAAATAATATTCAAAATAATTCTCAAGCAATTCTACTCAATTCTCAAGCGATTCAAAGTAATACATCAAATATAGCTCAAAATAGCCTTTTAATAGCACAGAACTCTAATTCCATACAAAATAATAGTGTGAGTATAACCGCCAATACTCAAGAGATAGTACAAAATAGAACAGATATAGACACTAATAGTATCAATATAACTAATAACCAAAACGCTATCCAAATTAATGCTGATAATATTTTACTGAAATTAAATAAATCCGGAGATACAATGAGTGGTAATTTAATTATGGGAAACAATAGTATCTTTGGAGTATCTTCATTAAACGGGTTTACTCCTATCGGTGGCGTTTTCTCTCAAATCAATACAACAGGTCCTTTTACCGACCCAAGCACGTCAGTAGATCTTCTAGGATCATTAATCGGTTCTCCTACAATTCCTGCTAATGGTTTTAAACAGGGAGATAGTTTTAGTTTAGAAATGTCTGGAAATTTTGTGTCGGCAGGAGCAGGAAATGATGATATAACTCTTGAGGGTTTCGCTGATGGCACTTTACTTTTTACAAGCGGTCTAATTACTATTACAGAAAATACAACGACAACGTGGAGATTGTCTGTAAAGTTTGTCATTAGAAATGTTGGTATATCATCTACGGTAATCTCAACAGGCTTTTTTACATATGACAGAGCGGGAACTACATATGGGGGATCATTTAGTGACAGTCAAACCATTGATACAACTACAACACAAAGCCTATCAATAAAGTATACAACTCCAAACTTAAATAGTCTTGATTGTAGTCAGGCAATATTAACTAAAATATTTTAAATAATCTTAATTCTTGACCAAAAGAATTAAGATCCGAAACACCTTCACAAAAACATTTCAAAGTTCTTTTATACTCCAATAAGCCTGTTCAAATTCTGATTGAGTATGTGCGATGAGTTTGACTGCTATGGTTATAGGGTTATTTGTTGTTTCTATGAAGCAACTGGTTGACGTTAACACGCCAAAATTAGAGTCAGTATTATTACTAAACAATCGTAGTTGACCAAAATACGTATTTGGGTCAGAAACATTTATGATTCCCCAATCAGCATAGCTACCTTGGACCAAAGCCCCTATTCTCATCCCTAACTGTACTTCGTATAAGCCATAAGGTGGGAGAATAACGCTATTACCATTCGCCGAAAAACCAGTATTGATATCTATACTTTCCCATAGAGCAAACCCTCCATTGTTAATCGCAGGAGATGTATTGTTCCTTGAGTAGCGAATTAATTTCGGCTTTCGCCATGTGCCATCTCCGAATAATTTTAGGTTTTTTTGACCTGCTATAGGGGCTGGTATTATTCCTGAAGTACCGTTAGCAACATCAGTTGCCCCTGTAAATATATTTACCGGTGGGGGTATTGTGTCGTCTACGTACTGCTTTGTCACAAACTCTTGCGAGTCATTAAAAGTTAATTTTGATGATAAAACAGGATTATTGTTGACATTTACAGTACTATCTCCGGTAAAACTTAATGGTTTGCCTAAAGAGAGAAATATTTCTCCTGTGCCATTATCATAGGCATCTTGAAGAGTTGTGTTAGGCTGTGGAATAGAAGATATAGAGTCATCTACAAATTTCTTGCTAACTAATTCTTGCGAGTTATTAAAAGTTAACTTTGCTGTGGTTATAGAATTAGCATTAATATTTATACCTTCATTGCCAGTAATATTTAACGGTTTTGAGGTAGATAAGGCTATCTCTCCTGTGCCATTATCATAGGCATTTTGAAGAGTTGTGTTAGGCTGTGGTATGCTACTAATTGAATCATCCACAAATTTTTTTGTTACTAGATCTTGGTCATTAGCAAAATTTGTTTTTGTAACAGTAATGCCTTCTTGTCCTGAAATTTCAATCGGAAAAGTGGGTTGTGTAATAATTGTGTTCCCCCCATTATAAGAAATTTGAAGACTCCCTAAACCTGGTGCTGAGTTATCCACATATTCCTTGTTCACAACTTGTTGTGGATCTGTGAACATACTAGTTCCCAGAGTAATTTTATTAAATTGGACATCATCGCCAGTATTAAGACTTTGGTCAAATGTCGGCAAATCGTTTCCATCAAGATTTATAGTACCAGCATTTAATTTCACGCAATCTACGTTTATTACATCTAACGAAAGATCTTTGAGACCATTTTTTACAATATGATTTAGGCTCATTTCTATTTATACTAAACCAATATAAAAATAATTTATCTTTTACGATATTGTGTTTTTGTGATTATAAAGCAATGAGTTGCATACTGTTAATTTGAACCTCCATCAAACTTGACCCTGTTCTTCCGTGTATACCAAAGCGAGTTCCTTGTCCGTTTGTGGGAAATTGTCCTGTTCTAAAATAGCGACCAGAATCTCCTTTAATCTCTATAGATAAATTATTGTCAAAGCCAGTTATAGTCATAATGTTATAATGGTCAGTGACAGGTAAATAGCCATCTGTCTGAAATGATGTTAAATCTGTACCATCGTCTTTAATAAATTTGCTCTTCATAATAAACGATGAATTACTATAATAATCTGTAACAAAACAATTACCGCTAGTTTGATTTTCGCCTCCGCTATCCACTTGAGTGCCATTCACGAAGAATGACAGAGTGTCAGCGGGTTGTGTAGTACTAGGTATTCTATATGAGACCGTAAATTGAAATTTAGAAAATTGTTGTCCAGCATCAAAATTGACATAACCAGTCTGAGAACCGCCATTAATTAGAGATATATAAAAATTATTGTTGTCAGACGTTGAATAAAAGGAATTTCCAGCTACATTAATATTTTTTGTAGATGGATTGTCATAGGATTGCCAATCTAATATCACAGAGCCATAATTACGAACATATTCATGGGGTGATACTCTTAGCCAATTACCATCAGACATAAGATTGTGATAAATTTGACCTGCTTGTGGCTGTGGGACTAAACCTTCTGAACCATTTAATGAGGGTGTTGCTCCTGTAAATACTTCAGTTTTATCATCTACGTATTGTTTTGACACTAATTCTTGCGAATTATTAAAAGTTAATTTTGTTGTGGTTATAGAATTAGCATTAACATTTAGACCTGATGTACCAGAAATTTCAATGGGGAATCCTTCCTGTAAAACAATACTGTTACCCCCGTTATACGCTATTTGAAGAGATGGTGACCCAGGACTGCTATTATCCACATATTCCTTGTTCACGACGTCAGTCGGATTAACAAACACAGACGAATTTAGTGTAATTTTATTAAACTGTACATCATCAGTGGTATTTAAATCTTGATCAAAAGATTGAATTGGAGCACCTTCGACATTAATAGTTGTAGCATTGACAGTCGTGCTATTAATAGTAGTGCATTCAATATCTTTTACAGTTAAATCAATATCAGCTAGACCGTTTTTACAAATATGATTCATACTCATCTTTTTATTTATTATATCAAATATTTTTTTTTATAATATTGATATATTATAAAACATGAGTTTGAATCAAATTTCTGCAAACAACCCTAATATTGATGGTCTTGATATAAAAGTCAAATCTTTGACAACAGATTCTGTTAATATCGGAGGTTCTATAACAGCTCAAGCTATACTTACTGACCAGCTAGCCGTTGCTAATACTTTATTTCCGCTTAACAGTGCTTTATCTAATAATCTTTTATTAGAAAGTAATTCTAATCAGGAATTAACATACGAAGCTTATAACTTTGTTAGAACAACACAACAAGATACTATTCAACTACAAGCTTCTGTAGATACTGAAGTTGTTGGTTCTACT